GGAGTTCCGGTGAACGCCGAAGAGAAGGCCGGCGAGACTGTCACTTCTCCGACGACGTCGTTGTCTGTTATCGCTGGGTATTCAGCTCGACCGTTTAGCTCAGTTCCGACGATCAATCCGACATCGCTTTCTAAGATCGAGCCGGTCGGACTGTATGTATTCACGTCTGATACTGCGGAAGCTGTATCGCTTCTTAATCCGCTCGAAGGAACTTGAGTCTTGAAGCCAGCTCCAAGAAGATAGCCGAGATAATTTGAAGTATAGTTATTCGCTGAAGTTCCGATCGTCGTCAAGTCAACTCTACAAACAACTTGACCGGTTCGTCTTCTCAGTCGATTCCCTCCGCTCCAAACTGTATCCGGCTCCGGAGCGTTGAAATAGTTTCCGTCCTTGGTGTCGTTTCTTTCACTAACGACCGGCTCTCCGGGGATAAGAATCGGATCACGTTCGCAAGGAATTGAAACGTAAGTCAAGCCGCTTGTTGAAGGGATTCCGGTAGTAGGAGCCGGAGAGCCGAAAAGAGTCTCGACGGCGACGCTTAAACTTCTATGAGTTACTGCCATTTTTAATTCTCCAAGAATAGCAAAGTAAAAGGAATGGTCAGAATGAACGCGACTCGCTCGCCAGTTGCGTTCGTAATCGCTTCAAAAGTAGGACGCTCCGGAATAGCGTTGATGATTCCGGTATCAATATAATCATAGTCTGGACTCTTTAGAGAATCGAGCAAGTTTGAAGCGTCTTCGGCGATCATTCGAGAAAGAAAGCCGTATGAAGTCGGGATCTCATATCTGACTCGAAGATCAATCGTCGCTCGCTTTCTTCCAGAGAGTCCAGCTTGTCCGTCATCTTCCGGGAACGTATCAATCTGAAATTCAAAATAACGATTATTATTTGAACGCTCGTCAAGCTCGACGCTCAATCCGTCGTCGCGTTGAATTGCAACGAAACCGGAATGAGTATCGGTCTTCGGATTGATACTCATGATTCTTTCTTCAAGATGTTCTAAAGCCGCGAAGATTCCTTGACTCATTTTAGTTTCTCCGAAAGATCAAGAGCGATCGCGTCGACAAGAACGTCGACTTCGTCGTCGGTTAGTCCGATATATTCTCTTTTATCATTAACATGATAACCGTATGATTTAACATGTTTTGTTAATCCGATTTTAAATCGATCTCTTGTCGCTTCAAGTACAACTAGATTGTTCATGAGTTGACCGCTTAAAACAAGATCAACTTCCGCGGACTGTCCTTCTCCTCCCGGAGTCCTTCGCCGGCTCTCTTGCTTGTATTGACGATAGCCGCGAGCATAGTAGATCGATTTGTTTGTTCTCGAAGGCCGGCCGCCTTTAGGCTTCAATCTCGCTCCTTTAAAAGCGACATAGATCGGCTTTGTTGAGTAATTGTCGAAAGAAACTCCGGTCGCGTCAATCCCTTTCGATGTTCTTAATTTAATCGAAGCGACGGTATTTTGAGCAAGGACTAGCGTATCTTTAGCTGTCCATAAATTGGAAGGGAGCTTTAGATCTATTTTTACTCTCATTCTCTCCTCCTTTTCTAAACCGGAACTGAGTTCCTATTTAAACATTTTCCAAGTTCCTATTTAAACATTTTCTAAACCGGAACTGAGTTCCTATTTAAGACTAGTGTCTCATTCCGCGAACTGGGTTAAAGAAAGAATCGTTCGCCGTCTTTGAGTAGCTTCTCCAGCTCGCTCGAAAGTCTTGAGCGTTTCCACCTTTTCGCCGAAGATCTTCTTCTCCGGCGTCGATGACTCCGTCTCCGTCCAAATCGAGCGAGATTGATCGAAGAGCCGAGTCAATCAACTCTTGACAACGGGCTCTCATCGCTGAAGCCGCGTCGAGATTGAGATTCATTTCATAAACGATTGCGGCGCTACAATAAGAATGAGCTAGTTGAAACGACTCCGGATTGAAGACTTCATCTTCTGTTATATCATCACTGTTTAGATGATCTCTGACAGCGAGAATGATTTCATTCTCAGCGACTTTTATTTGAGTTGAGAAGTCGCTTTGTCGACGTGGAATCATGTCAGCGAGATTCGCAAACATCGCGACGAATTGAGCATGATCTAAGCCAGTATTAAAAGGACGCGGAGTCACCTTGAAGAGTCCGCGTTCTTGTCGAACATTACTCATGTTTAATTCGTTGTATGAGATTCGAAACGGATAGACTCCGCTTGTCGCGATCGCTGTCGAATCGATGTCGACATACATTGTATTAAGATGAAGAGTCGCCGAAGTTGAAAGATCAATTTCCCTCGGTAAAGGCTCGGCGAGAATAGCCGTCGTTCCAACAAACCGACTTACGTTCACTGAGTAATAAGTATCGCTTGAAGTGAGAAGGAATCCGTTTTGATACTGTCGATAATAGGAAGCCGGAGCGGAAGAAACTGTCAGCGTTCTTCTATCATTTGCGATCGCTGTCACTGATACGTCATCAGTAAAGCGAACAAAGTTTTCACTGATTCCCGACTCTGTATCAATCGCGAGCGAAGGAGTTCCGGTCGTTGGAACTTGAGGAGACCAAATGAAGCGATGATCTTGATTTGTGATTGCTTTTCTCATGACTATTTCTTCGCTTTCTAATTCGCTTTGTTTATATCGGACTGAGTCGCTCGATCTAGTTTGGCCGCTTGAATGAATCCTTCGGAGACCGGACTCCAAGAGTGCCGGCAATTATAGCCGCCGCCGGACGTAATGACCGATAGACCTTGATTATTATTAAGCCGGCTTAATTGACTATCTGTCACTACTTTGTTTACTAATTCTCGACAAAAAGGACGGGTAATTCCGTCAACCGGCCCAGTATATAAATAATTAGTTAAACCGGCCGCGGCTCCGGCCGTCGCTGTCACTGATCTTCCATATTGAGAGATTTTAGTTCGAACTTCTGTCAGCGTCGAACCTTCGCTTTGCTTTAATTTGATTTGCAAGTTTGAAAGAGCGTCATCGACTGAAGTAATAAACGTCGCGTCTCTTAGAGCTTGCTTAATATGTTTTTGATAAATCGGAATCACAACTTCATCAAAGAGCGAGTTCGCATTCTGAAGAGCGATCATGTCAACTTGATTATTAATCGAGCTGAAATCGAAAGCCGGATCGATTATGTTTATCATTTGATTGATCGAGTCTCTGATTTTGTCTTGATCTTCAATAAACTGATCGATACTTCGACCGAGTCCACTTTGAAGCATGATGTCGATCAGTTGCTCATTTGTTAGACTAAGAAGATTCTGAGGAGATACAGTCTCAAGACTTACTCTTAGAATATCAGTGATCTCTTTTTGAGATTGTTGAAGTCCGCGACGAAAACTTTTCTCGGCGGAGACTTCAGCTTTTAATTGTTCAACTCTTGCTTTTAATAGTGCGGAGATCTCTCCAGAAGAAGATTTGACTTGCTTCTTAAGATCATTGATCGCTTTTAAATCCGCGTCATCTTCAGCGAGAAGAAGAGACCGTCCGCACTGACACAACATTTCTTAGTTTACACAAGTTGTGATGATTCGTCCGAGAGTTGAATCAACTTTGTGGAAAGTGTGCGCTTCTTCCGCCCACACAGTACGACGAATAGAGGCGCTCGGATCGTCGAACTGACCGGCCTTATATGAACCGAACTGAAGATTCAAAGCGGCGACTGGCATCGCTTTAACACCGCCGGTCTTTTGAATGATAGCGTCCGATCCGCGAAGAATACCCATGAAGATTGATGTTTGATTCCAAACGAAAGACTCGCTTGAAGTCGCTCCGGGGACGGCTGTATCTCGAAGAGCCGAACCGACATAAATATTTTGAATTCCGAGTACGTCGCGAAGAACTTGAAGAGTTGCTTCGTTTGAAAGAATTCGAGAACCGGCGGCGAAGCCCGCTGAAGAAGTTCCAGCGAATCCGCGGACTTCGGGATTCTTTGCTAGTGTTCTGAATACTTTATGACCGAGAACAAGAGTATCGGGATTGACACCATGAGCGGCTTCAAAGACGGTATTCTTTAGATCGTAAAGATCCGATAAGGGCTCCGCGTTCGCGTCATCAAACTCGCCGCCGAATTCGTTCGCCGCTGTATCATTGTTAAAGTTTGAAGTACCGAAGAGAAGATCAGCACATCTTTTTTCTTTAGCAATTCTTAAAGCTCTTGCAACCTTGCGAACGGCTCTCTGTTCTTCACTTCCCGGATATTGAGAATCAACGATGTCCTCCATCGCGATATAGTCTTCAAGTCCGAAAGTCTCCGCTTTGTAAGTTTGGCTTGAACGGTCGAAGCCGCCTAGAACAGCGCGACTCGCTCCCGGAGCTCTTAAAAGATCAAGACCGGCTCCGGCTCCCATGAAATTGCGACTCTCTTCGAGAAGTAGAGTTCCGCTTCGCTGGGGAATAGTAATCGTTTCGAGAACTTTGTCAGCGATGAAGACGTCATCGCCTTGAACAGTTTCGACGACTAGACTAGAAAGAATTTCGTCGACTGGGTGTATATTAGAGTATGAACTTGCCATTTTTTAGACCTCTTTTACGCTAAAGGAGTGAATGAGCCAAGGAAGAACGCGAAGAATTGTTCTCCGGCTCCGGCTGTGCTTAGTTGATTAACGTTCGGAAGAACGCGAGCGATCGGATAACTTCCGCTTGCACAAGCGGAGACTTCGCCGTCGTCTTCAGCTTGGAGAATCGGAGTCGTTGCGAAAGTGATCGTTCCGCTCGCTTTAACGCGAGTAATTCCATAGACAAGGACTTCAACCGGATCGCCGGCGGCAACTGTACGCTGAGCGACTCCGATAATGCCGTCATCGGTCGCGGCGCTTGGAAGAGCCGCTTTACCGGCTGTATCAAGAGCGACGACGCTGAATTCTGAGATCGCTTCGGCGGCGACTAGTGTAATTGAATTGTAAGTACTATTCATTTTTATACTCCAAAAGCTTTTTGATAGTAATCGGGATTTTCAGTTCTGAATAATTGAAGAGCTTCAGAATAAGAGACGCTCTTCTCTTTTGCTAGTTCTTGAACTCGCTCGTTCAAGGTCATTTTGTTGATCTCTTGACCGCTTGCACCATGTCCGACGGTTGAAAGATTTACGCTTGAATTCATCGGACGCTCAGAGAACATCTTCCAGAATTCCGGCTGTAGTTCGCGAAGCTCGTAAGCCTTTCCGACGACGTTCATTTCACTCGGATTGATTCGACCGTCGCGAAGAAGTACATTGACAGCTTCTCGCTTTTCAATCTCTCGCTTCTCTTGCTCGATTGCTTCAAGACGCTCGCTTAATCTTTGATTGTTCTCGCGAAGAGCTTGAACTTCAGAAAGGAGAGTCGAATCGTTGAGCTTCTCACTCATGAGATTCTCTTTCTTCTCGTCGTCTTTCTTGTACTCTCCCATTTTTTCAGCTTTGTCTTTGTCGCTGTCTTCGGTCATCTTCTCAGACTCGTCTTTAGTTTGAGTCATCATTGACGCTTCAGCTTCGTCTTTCATTTCTGCGATTTGAGCTTCAAGACTTTTAACAAGCTCGTCTTTGGCGATATAAGCCTTTTTAAGCTCTTCGTGATTCATCTCATCGATGTTCATGTTTGCTCCTTCGTTTAGTAATACACGATCGATTTTGTTATTTGATTGAGCCGGACGCGGAGTCAATGTCACCGCTAAGAGTTGAGCGTCGCCGATCTTTTCGCCGCCGTCCCTTGAGAATACTTCTCCGGTGATGAACTCCGGCGAGCTCCAGAGTATGCCGCCGGCTTTCTCGACAACTTCGAGACCGCGTTCATTATAAGCCGGGATAGCATACAGGCCGCCGTCTCTGATCTCTAGTCCGACGATTAGTCCGAGAGCGTTTCCGCTTTCTGGAGGTGCCGGCGATCCGCTTTGAAACGGACTCGTCGAGTGTTGCCAGTCTATGACGACCGGATCGAATTCGGCTCGCTCATTATAAACGCGAACTAGTTCTTCAAGAAGACTTTGATCGATCTCTTGTCCGATATTTGAACCGTTCATTCTTGAAGTGACTTGTCCGAGTGCTAAGGTCTTGAACGGACGTCCGACGATCAATCCGTCTTCTCTGTCGTTCGTCTCTTCATATAGTTTTAAATCAGTCTCTGAATATGCTCGTAAAGTATTCATTCTTTCATCAGCTCGCTTCATTTGATTTACAAGTTTGCTACTCCACCGGAAGCCGGGATCTCCTCCCCAAGCTCCCCAAGCTATCCGGCCTTTACTCCAGTCGTCCCATTTTGGCGACTGCTTATCGACTTCGTGTCTTGTAAAGTACGAATACATTCTTCGAGCTGTCTCCGGAGATACTTTGCGACCGTTTGCAAGATCGCGAGCTCTTGCGATTCCTACGGACGTTAATCCTTTTTGAGATTCCGGCTTTGTGGCTCGAACTTCCAAAGCTCGACGAGCGGCTTCTTGAACGTCCTTCGGAGGAGTGAAATCAATATGATCGTACTTCTTCGGAGCGAGCTCAGTCAGTTCGCTTCTTTGTGGATGTCCCTTCGGAAGTAAATCAAGATCAGTCGTATAGCTTTCTTTTCGTTCACCGGTTCCAACGAGCTTTAAAAAGGTTCTCACTCTTGCAAGCGCCCACTGGTTACGATTCATTCCGGGACGATGAGAAACGGAGAACGCTCCGGCTCCTCTTCTGAAAACGGCTTTAAGCGTACCGAGATCGACTTTCTTTGATCCGGCTTTGTATCGCTTATTGTGTTTATCCCTCATTGACTCAAGAGCTTTAAGAGAAGATTCGCCGATCTTGATTCCTCCTCTTGATCCACTTGCCGAACTTTTCGGATTGACTTTCGATCCTTTGATTTGATCTTTCTTTGGAGCTGGAGTCTGAGCTTGAGTTCTTTGATTCATCGTCGACTCCGCTTCTCTTGTATCAATCTTTCAGTAAAAGACGCGACTCCTCCTCCTTTTGCTTGAAGCGTTCGATCAAGCGAAGAAC